TCATGTTCATGCCCAGAGCGCCAGCCACACTTGTCAGCCTTACCACTTCATCATGCGACTTCGCCAAGCCAAGCGACATAAAATCCATAGCGCCTTGCATCAATTCAGCGTCAGACTTCAAGCCCCTTGTAGCGACTCGCAGGTCATTCATCAGGGCATCGGAAGTCGTGCCGATTACCGCTGTCAAGTTGTTGAATCTATCCTCAACATAAAGCAAGTCTGCACCCTCACGGGCTGTTTGATAGACCTGCTTTAGCGCCGCGCTCACAGCCGCGACGGCAGCTGTAGCGATGGCAACCTTACCCATCATGGATTGTAAACCACCCCCAAACTTACCGGTAGACTTTTCAGCCTTACCAGCTTCCTTGTCTACTCCCTGTAAGTCCTTTTTTAGCTTGCCAAGGTCATCGCCAGCTTTATTCAGGGCATCGATTACTATTCTTAATCTTGCATCAGCCATTTTGCTCTCGCAATTCTTTTATGTCTAAAACGATGTCGTAAAGGTCTTCATGTTCTTGTTTCCATTTCGCCGCTTCACCAGGCTTATTGCCGTTCTTGTAGTATTGCCTGTGTGCATGATAAACGTTCATCACCATGCGCAACTTCTGCATTAGTCCAGCCGGCTGGTCGTAAAGCCCACCGGCAGCAGGTAAGGCGTTATATTGCTCTACCTGAAAGCCAAGCTCAAGTAGTTCAGGCGGATTGCCGTCACCTTCTGCATAATCCGCAACGGCAATCAGGATAAAGGGTCAATACTGTTTGCCTCCGCAATCATATCGGCAATACATTTGTCGGACAGCCAGCGAATATATCCAGGGTTTGCATTATCAACATCATCCTCAGTCAGTACGGGGTCAATTAACAGTCCAAGCTTTATCGCTGCCTTCACCGATTCGCCTCGGTACTCAAACATCGACATACCAGGATTCTTATTCATCAACTTGGCATACTCCACACTTTGTTTCTGTGTTATCTCTGCCAATTCACACTTTCCGAACTTCTCATGTGTATATTCAGGCATGTTGTTCCTTTCCACTAAACTAATGTAGCAATTCCACTTGTGGTGTTAATCTTCAGCCAGTTGCCAAATGTTGGATTGTATACACCATCGAAAACCAGGTCATAGGTCATCACGCCGTTTCTATCCTGAAACAGCTGCGGTGCTGACATGGTATGCCCTGCGAATTGAATTTGTAGAATGTCGTTAGCGTCCGGCGAGTACTTGATTTCAATCTGGCGCTCAAGAATTGTGCTTCCACCAGCTGCCAACATCGCAATCAGATAATCGTCTGTCGTGTCATTCAATTCCAACGATAAGCGCAACTGCCCGCCCCACTTCTGGTCGTGCCATGCGGTAGGGGTGCAATCGCCTAAATATCCTCGGTACTGCCGATTAGCATTGATTGTCAATTCCCAGCTAAAAGAAGAACTGGCAATAGCAGTTGTGCCCATCGTGCCACCCCATGCGTCAATAGACAGGGCCGCATCGCATCCTGTAATTCTTGTCAGGCCCGTCCGGTCTGAAAGGCTTGCCAGTGTTCCAGCAATCACCTTTCCGCCGATAAGCGATCCGCCTACCTGAACACCTGAATTATTGGATCCTGAAAGTGTCAGGGTTGTAATGCTTGCATCCTGCATTTGCCAAACTTCGTCTGTCTGTCCCCATTGAAGGGTCATGAAGTCCGGCGTGGCTTCAGCGGTCAGGGGTGCAGCATAAGCCCGTGTGTAAGGCCCAGTTCCGCCAGGTGTGGCTGCGCTGAAAAGCGAATCAAGCCAGTAATTGATATCCTCATAGGTTTCATCGGGGACTTCGAAGGTCGCATTACTCGCGTAACGGTCCAATACGGTTTGATGGGTTGGGGCAAGCGTGCCTCTCAGCTGGTCAAGCGCCCTGGTTTCATGCTCAGGCGTTAGCGCAAAACTTGAAACACTTTGCAGTTTGGCCGTTGCTGTGGCGTTTGCCGTAGCGAAGGCGGTTTGCTTAGCCCGTTGTAATACATTATGTGCATTAAGCATCTTTCACCTCTTTAATAGGTTTTGGTTTTGATAGTTTGTATAAGCCTTGTTTCAAGGCTGGTTTCGTTAGTTTTTCAGGGTATGACTTCCATTCATCTTCAGTCATATCCCTCGCGGGCAGTCCGGCAAAGTAGCCGCCGCCCTTGTAAATGTATTTAGCCATGTAAATGCTCCAGTATCTCTAATTGACATAAAACACCTGAATAATACTTGCCCGACATTGACGGCCATTCGTAAATGCCTGGTGTAACCGTCACCCTTTCAAGTGCACTGTTCGATGTTGGGCATTTGAAAGTTCTCATAGCGTCCATGTATTCTCCGCAATAGTCCACAAGTTCAGGTGCAAATTCCGGCAATCCCCTTCCCTGTTCGGTTGCTTGCCACAACATCAGGTCGGATATTTGCCATGTAATCGTCATTGTTGCACCGATTGCAATAAAAGATCCCTCGCGCCCTTCCCCTGGATTATTACCAACCGGAAGAAGTAACCTTGCCGGCAACCTTGCGGTATCAGCGTTCTTTGGCAGGTCGCTAAGATTGTAAACCATTGGTGTTGATCCGCTTGTGGTCGTTACGGTGATCGCCTCAAGGGCATCGTAAATACTGGTAATTTGACTCATGATGCGATCCTTCGCTTATAGTTATCCAGTATGCTTTTCACGTCCTGCGGTATTGAAGAAGGCATGATGGTCACGCCGTCCCCTGTGATCATGGGTCGGTCAATATCTGCGCTGGTATCCTTCTGCCTGTAAAGAAAAGCGGCCAATCTCACGCAAGCGTGTTTGATGTCGTAAGGTGGGGTCGTAGAATAGCCCCATGTGCCAGCAACGCTTATCTCACTATCGCTGTCGTCGAAGTCCCAGTCATAATCTTCATTTAGCCTTATTGCCCATTTAGGCGTTTCGTTACGGGGATGCAAGCGGTACTGCCCGCTTGTAAATTCTGTTGAGTCTGCATCACCATCGGTTAGTGTGGTGACACTCAGCAGGTCGTAACCCCAGAGATACAACCACCTCCCTTCCACATTGTCTATTGTGAAGTATTTAGTCGCTGTTTCAGCCTCAAAGACACGCCCTGTATAGCCTTCAATGACACCCTCAGCCCTATCGATCATGGCTGTCAATACGGCGTCGTCTGTATCGGAGTCAATCCCCAGGTATTCTTTCAGTTCGCTAATGATGATATATGCCATTAGTCCTCCTTACTTACAAAGCGCCCTTTTTCATCGCGCTCAGGTAAGTCGTCCCTCATCTTGTCTTTGATCGTCTTTGTGCTGCGTTTATCAGGCTTGCGAACAATCTTTACCGCAGGCTCATCGGGTTCACTTAGAATCTCGATATAGCCAGCCCTCATAAAGTCGTCCACCTTATCCGACGGCACTTTTGTTATCATGCCTGGAGTAAATAACTGCCCATACACAAACTGTTTCAGTATCTTTACTTTTGTCATCTGTTCCATCCCTTCAATCGTTGGATATATCGGCAATCCGTTTGACTCAATATGTCCGCACTTCACGTCAAACCGGCAAATCTGCTTTAATCCGAATTTTGTACTATCAACTGCTATCGCCCAATCAGGCGGGTAACTGTTTCCTGATGCCCTGAAATCCAGCATCTCCAGCACCTGACGCCTGAAAAGCGTAAACCCCATGCCAACACCACTCACCCTTGCCCATCCTCGCCGCTCTGCCATTGCATACCTTCGGGGCGTGTAAGTCATTGACTTTTGTATATTTGGGCTGTCATCAATGTACAGAAAAGCGTTTACACAATATGCGCCATGCCTCAGCATATACAAACCGTATACAATAGGTGCGTCCGTTGCCAGCAGTTTGATTAGCCCGTCTTTGGGTACGATCATGTCATGCTCAAAGGTGACAAGGGCATCGTAGCCCTCGTCTAAGAATCGCCGCCTTATCTGCTGGTATTGGTGCAAAGTATTCTTGTGCCTATCCTTTGGCTCGGTTTTATAAGGGTTATCAAACCCAATCACCCAATCAGCTTCGTGGTTATCGGGCAGCTCAAGTTCATAAAACGAATCAACGGCGGCAGGCCATGCCTGGATAATTCCTTTTACCTCGTATGTAGGCATGAATATCAGCAGGCGTGTAATGTCACTCATATCTTTTTCCATTCGACTGGCAAGGTTGCATTTCTGGATACCATATCTCCGTGAAGCAGGTAGTCCTGTGGTTTAGTGGCTGGTATCCCGTATGCTTCGGTAATACCGTCTGTAACGGCGTCACAACACAGGTAAACGACCTTATCGCACCCAAACCAGTTGGCAAACTTCTCGGCTATCACCACGCTGGGCATAATCATTCGAACGCCAAAATCACGAACCACATCAAAAGAATATGCGGGCTCGTAAGTGACGTTATCAATCTCTTTTAGTGCCTCAAGCTCATGCAATAGCAAGGTTGCGCCTTTCGGGTACAGGTATAGATGGTCTTTTTGTAGTGAGTACAGCGGGTTGCTGGGGTGCAACGATTCAACCTTTTCGATAGCATGGTTTATCGCCATGACAGCACCGTCAAGGTGTTCTGTCTGCAATCGTGCTAAGGATGGACCTCGCCCAATCACGGTTAGAACCTCGCCCTTATGAATCCCAGACAACCCGCTGATGTTATTCATGCTATGCTGATGGGTGTACGCCGTAGCCGATGGCTTCGCTGTTCAGAACGCCATAGACACAATCGAACAGGTAAACCAGCTCAATCTGCCCGTAACGTGCGCGGGTGTAGGGGTCACGAATCAACTGCAAGCCCTGCCCGTTGCGAACGCCAACCTGCGACCAATCGCCAAAGAAGATTGATTTCTTGCTTGCGGCAATCGTGTCAGCTTTGTTGGTGAAGTGGACGGGGAAGTTCAAAATGCTTTCGCGGAATTCGCCCTGCGGGGTTTGTGCATAGGTTCGGGCATCACCAACAAGAGAAATGATCTTGCTGTATGAAGGTCCACTCATTACCCAATTCACAGAGCCGCTGTCAAGGTAGTTCACCATGTCAGCCTGGAAGACCATATCCTCAAGCTCGCCCTTCGCAACAGCTGTCGCCGATGCAAATGTTTTCAGGCTTGTGCCGTAGGACTCGACCTCAGTAACCAGCAGGTCGTTATGGGTCTTTGCCATGCCACGACCAACCCAGTTAGCCAGGAACGCTTCAAGCCGTGAATCCTCATCGCGAAGTAACTCGTGTGAAATGCGGATGATCTTTGTGTATTTCGCAAATGTCAGCTGTTTGCGTCCGGTTGCGGGGGCATCATCATCAAACTCGGCTGTTTCGGTGGCAACTACAAATTCACCGTCTGCCTCGTTATCATAGGGAACGTTCACAGTCGTGCCAACGCCTGGAATTTCAGTAACGCCCAATTTCTGCCATAGGGCTGCCTCATCACGCCGTGCAATAACGTTCTGGTAGTGTCCGGTTGGGACCAAATACTGCCCGTCTGCAGCCGTTGTGATATTCATGTCGGTGTCGTTTGACGCCTTCAAGCCCTTCATCACGCTGTTTTCTTGGCCGGTGCGGATGTAGTGCATAAAGCCCTTCATCTCGTCTTTTTCACCAAGTCCGCTAATAACCGCAGGTGCTTTCACGGTAGGCGATCCCTTCTCACGTCCAGGGGCTGCCTTCAGCTCATCCAAAACAGACTTTTTCAAGTCCTCCATATAAGCCTTCACGTCAAATTCAGGAACCTTTTGTTCCTGCACCTCATTGTCTTTCTGCCCCTCAATGGGGGTTTTTGTTTCGTCACTCATTGTCAATTCCTCCTCAGGAATAATTGTTGAATTTATTGTTTTTGCATCTACCGATTCGTCAACCGCATCCACCGCACCCTCAGGTGCCTCCGGGACTGCCTCCGTGACTGCCTCAGCTTTCGCTTCGATAACGGCGTAATCATTCGCCGGTAATCGCCATTCATTTATATCAAATAATGCCAGTTCACCTACCGGCCACACGTCAATCAATCCGCCCTTACCCATTCTCACAAGGTGACTGATTGCGCCACTGGATGCCCTTACCTTGTCTATACCAGCCTTTACAATCCGTTGCGCTAAAGGTTCATCCATGTCGAACATAGGCTCAAACCAATGCCCTCTGTCATCTTTGCCCGTGTACGTTGCCCTGCCAATAATAACAGGCTTTTCTTGCCTTTCCTCTGGATCATCAGGACCAAACCCGTGATAGTAGGTCATATTCACCTGGTCGCCGGTCTTCAGGAAAATATCAGTATCCTCATGGAAGGCTTCACCGTCAAGATCACGTCCCTTGATAGGCCCACCAAAAGGGACGCCCAGAACACGCCAGCCAACATCTATGTACTCACTATCCCCTTTTAACCGCTTTTCTGCCATTGTAAAATCACGCTCAATAGCCTTGGAAGGCATTTGTATCTTTATTCTCATCTTATCCATTGTTCACCTCACGCTGTAATGCCTGTTCAATATCGCCAATTATTCTTTGTCCATGTTGCGCTACAACATCGTCTGTGGTTGGCCATCCTGTTTTCTTATGATAGGCTGTTTGTTTTGCGCTATCCTGCACAAGCCGTGCATAACTTACACTTGTACCAACTATTGCCCTAAACCCATTATTCTCAG